GATAAACTGATCATAGCACTGCGGCGTACACCACCTACAACAACTATCTCACCGACCTTGCACATCAAGTCATGACACTCAATAGACGAAAGCTTACGTCCCTGTGCTTCCTTAAAAGTACTAACAGCGAAGTTAAATAGATCAACCAAAGGAGCCGGACCACTTGCCCTACCACCAAAAGTCTTCAGTCTAGCACCCGCAGGTCTTACTCTAGTTACATCCCACTTAGGAATTTCACCAGCCCAAAGGAGTGCCAACACTTGTCTGAAAGCCTTAGCCCAGCCTTCCTTACTATCTCTGACAGCTACAATGGTATTACTATCGAAGAGCTTAGGAACTTCAGGAAGGTTCTTGATGAACTGCCGCTCAACACTGAAGCCAACCCCAGTACCACACAAGAGAATGAACATAGCCTCATCGAAGGACTTAGGGTCATCTACGGCTAGATAACTACAATTGTACATACATGTGTTATCACGGTTAGCCGCTGGTCCCGCAGTCATCAGAGACCGCATAGAAGGCATCACCTCTAACCCAAGTATAGCTTGTTCTATTTCGGAAGTATTAAATTCAGCACCGACTTTAGGCCGCACAATATTAGTCATGTACCGGGATACTGTCTCACCCCATGTCTCTCTGCGGCCTTCCTCTTCCAGCCATCGTGCGTAGCGGCTGGTAGCAATAAAGGTTTGGTAGTCGGTTGGTAGGTAGTTATTTTTCATCAGGGGTCTCCACTAAGTCGGTTAAATCTGGACGTTTATAGTTCGGGCCTTTAATTACTTTACCCGCTGTATTTTTTAGAGGTTTACCGTCCAAGCCTAATTTAGACATATTGGAGCGGTGTACACGGCGTAGGGCTTTATCTAAGTCCCATCCGTAAGTAGCAGCGTATCCGTATACTACGTACACAAGGTCTGCTAATTCCTTCAGCATATTACTAGGATTACGGTCAGCACTGGCATCACATACCTCACCGTATTCTTCAGAGATTAAACCCCAGCGTAATGTTTCTAGTTCAGGGTCTTTTTGCCATACTTCCCCCAAGGGTTGATCCATAGCATCAGCAAAGTCCTGAACCATCTGCAATGGGGTAGCATGGGGATGATCCCAATCTTTAGGCATATCATGCAGACCCACCTGAGAGATAGGTTCTTGCATGTCTTTAAAAGCATCAATATCTTCTTGTGTGATCATTGGTCATTCTCCAGTTGTTCGATCAATCGTTCTAAATACCAGCGGCATTTCTTCAGGTCTTCCACGCCGTTTTTGTAGGGCCAGCGCCAAAGATACTTAAAGGCGTTCTGCCAACAGTATGCTTCATGAGCAGAGACATTCAGTACGCCATCTGCCATAGCTCTCATTGCTTCAATGCATTCAATAGAGCCTTCATTGTAGTGCGGGGGGTTATTAACTAAGTCTTTAGTATCCATCAGTGCAACTTACTTTTCATAGATATTACGTTGCTCTTTTGGGATTCCTTTACCTTCTCAAGAAGCTCATCATCTGGCTCAAAACCTACCAAATCAGCATCGTATTCTTCGATAATGTCTTGTAGTTCGCCTACTTTGCGTAATAGTGCGCCTTGAAAAGCTATACTCTCAGCTTCGGCGTCTATCTTGAAGCCAATGCCGTTTAATAGGTCCATGAAGAACTCAGCCTTCTCAGGAGCCATCTCGTCACTGATGTTATGTTCCATTTCTACATCAATGATGTCTTCATCATCATCTATTCTGATGTGAATATTCATAGTATTATCTGCAATATTTGACATTGGCTACTTTCGTTTCGTTAATTTAAAGAAGTGATCTGCGTCCATGACCGCCAGTGGTTTTTGGCGATCACCTTTTATAATAGCTACAGGTTCCGCACCCTTGGGGCAGTTTTCCTTAGCCTGATCCATTACTTTATATATTGCGAAGCTTTTGAATGATTTACACTCAATAGAGTAAGGAAATAGGCGTCTGGCAGCGGGACTTAATTGTATGTCCTCACCGCCAGCGCCCATAGAGGTACTACGGACATCATCGGGGAGAAGTGCTTTGGGGTAGAGAGCCAAAATCCGGTCTCTAACCCATTGCTGATGTCTGCGCCCCTTTGCCTTCGCACTTTGAGTGCTTATAGCCATTTAGGTAGTTCTATTATACTGTAATCACCCCACCCAGTATCATACGTTTCCTGATCCTGTGCAGAAGCAATTATACCCAATGTACGATGCATACGCTCCGTAGCATTAGCTAGTAAATCTTCTGAAACCACATGAACATGAGATACATACGGTGCAGTCTTTTCTACAGCAATAAACTTGAACTCACTAACGTCCAAACCAGCCAACTTACATACGTATATATAGAAGGCGCTCTGGATGTCGTAAGCATACCGAAAACACTCGTTAGAAAAACCTAGCGGAGAAGCGTCTTGAGTAGTTTTAACATCAAACACTGTCTTCTCGCTTTGGATCATCAAATCCGGCCTAGTCTTAAGCATAAGACCTGTTCTAGGACACTCTGCAAAGACGCTTACTTCGTTTTCCCTATCCTTATGACGTAAGAACTTCTCACAATCCTTGTTAGATAGGGTTGTTCTAGCAATCTTCTTTGCAGTATTGTATTCAACCTCAGTAAGGAGAACTTCATCCTCTTTGAGCTTGGATTCCTTTTCTTCAAAAGCCTTAGAACGCCGTGTCTTTGGCCCTTTGTGAACTAGGTTCTTATCTTCCTCAAGAAGCAAGGCATGTACAGCCGTACCCATAGTAAAAGCAGCGGTCTGTGTTCGCTTTTCACCCTTCCAGTGAGCTAATGATTTCTTATACACTGACTTAACAGCAGAGGATGATATACCACTTGTTGAGTGGTACACCATATTTGTCATTCCATTAACAATGCCCATTACACGGCTTCGTCAAAAGACTGTTCTAGTTCCTCTAGTGTATCAGCCAGATTATCATCTAGCTCATTTTCCATGTGTTGAGTATTAGACTTCTTCCATGCCACCTCAATACGCTCATTCTCTGCATCAATTAACTCAAGTACAGCACTCAGGCTGTCATGAATTTCCTGTGACATAGGGATAGGTGTATTGAACTGAGGCTCAAAACGCATGACGTAATACGTAGCACCTTTAGGGCTTTGTACCTTGTCAGCCTTAAGAGTACTGGCAAAATCCCATAGCTTTTTATCACCCATGCGATTTAAAACGTCATGATAGAAAGGACCATAGTTCTTACGCTTCAGCGAAAGTACACACGGTTGATTTTCTATTACACGTTCTTCACCAGCGGCAGTCTTACCCGTATACGACACTAGGCCACGTACCACACGGTATCGGTCTATGCCATTATACTTCTTACGCTCTTCTTCAGTGAAGTTACGGGATTGTTCGTATGTAGGCATATTACAATTGTAGCCACCCAGCATATCACGGCCTTCTTCTCTAGCCCAATCAAGTAGAATAGACTTATTTATGAGACCTTCTTCACCCCAATGTTGGTACTGAATTTTATTACTCAGTGCCTGAAAACTCACGCCCTCTTTAGCATACACCCTCTCATCTATAGGGGTATTGAGGAAGAAAGCACCAAGAGGGATTTGCACCCCGTTGGCATCTTCGCCGCGAGAATTAATCTTCAGGGTAGGGATACTTGGACCCTTTGTATTACCTGAAGTTGCGCCTAATTTAGATGCCAATTCGTCTAGGCTTAGGTTGCCTGTTACATTTACTAATTCATTCATAGATTCATCCTTGTTAAGAGTTATCATTGTACTACAGTTAGGTGGCATCAGTCAACACCAATTCTTCCTGTTCTAGCCAATTATTTCCAGCACTTATCTCAATGTCGAAAGGAACAATTGGCGTGTACTTAAACCTAGTCTTCATCTCCTCATCGATACCTAACATAGCTTCCTTAAGTATCTGTTTTACTTGATTTAATTCATCTTTATGGCAATCCACCACAATGCTATCATGGACCGTTAAGATTAATTTACTACGCAGATTACTTTTCTTAAAAAGTTTCAGCGCACGAATGCAAGCAAGCGGCACACAGTCACCTGTTGCAAAGCCTTGGATTGGATAATTAACTATCTGAGTGGCGTTACGAACTCGACCATTTCTAGTGCGAACTACGTTATCCCATTTATACTGTCTGCCACTAGGAACCTGAACAATACCCGTCTTCAGAACACCGCTCATTAAGCCTTCTTGGTATTTTTTCAATCCATTGTACAAAACAAAAAATTCAGAAAAGTACTTTTGGACATGCGGTTTCTCACCAGCGCCCATCCCGCCATATAACGGGGCGAAAGAATACTGTTTTGCCGCCTGTCTCATATCCTTACTAACTTCATCAGGGCTACACTGATTAATAATAGAAGCAGTCTGCTTGTGGATATCCTTGCCTTCAAGAATGTCGGTAATGATCTGACTGTCTCTACTTAATTCACCAGCCATTCTAAATTCTAGGCCGGAGAAGTCTGCCTCAACGATTAGATGCTCTGGCCCGAAGCGGCTAACAATAGCCTTACGAACAGGGAAACCTCTCTTGGGCTGGTTCTGTAAGTTGGGTTCACTACTACTTAATCTACCAGTAGCAGTCACACACTGGTTGAAGTTGGCGTGTAGCAGACCAGTAGACCGTGTACCTCGCTGTATACCTGCAACAAAGCTATCTAGGTAGGTTGTTACAGCATTCAATCTACTACTCTTAGTAAGAAACTCTACTGCAATATCTCTACCGCTATTATCTGCTTGTTGTATAAGTATTTTAAGAGTGTGCTTATCAGTCTTGAACCCATTGATACTTGCGTATGCGGGACTTCTAGGGATCATCTTTAGACCAGCGGTCTCACCAGTTGGGCTATAGATAGCACCTACACCTGAACAAGTCTTACACTTAGTACGGTTCTTATATGGATCACCTTGAACCAAGTATTTCTTACCCAGCTTAGTAACTGTCTTCTTCTTATACTTCTGTATGCTGCCTATTCCATTGCAATCCATACATTGGATAGCCATCGTCTTCTGTACGATCTTAGTGGTGGACCTTACTGCGTCAGAGAACTCTTTATTATTCATGAGCGGGGGTCTTAGAGGCTTACCCGCAGCATTTGTCCCTATATTAAAGGTTTGTCGATGAGCATCCCGATTGATTACCTCGCGGGAGTAAACCACCTTGGTCATATCAGCGCCACTATTCAAATTAATAGGCGTATCACCCATTACTTCTTCGATAATCTCATACAAGCGTGTGGTTAGTTCTTTCTTCTCTTGCTCAAACTGACGTTCAACTTCTTCAAGAGTATCCAAAGAGATATATGTGCCATTGCTTTCTATCTCTACCAAGAACATTAGCATTTCGTTCATCAAGTCTACTACTGGAACAAGGGATGCGTTCTCTTCCTTCTGGAAGTCAGCCTGTTGAGACAAGTATAGCTCACCTGTGGTCTTTACGTCAGCTTCTGCATACTCAACCATGATATCTAGCGGCATTTCAGAGAAGTCTGTGCCTTGTTTAAACATATCATCCACTAGATCACCCTTCTTCTGGTTCACTAGCTTACGCCGAAAAGCACTTTCCTTCAGGGATATAAGTCTGCGCTGGCCCTTGGATAATATATATTCGGCTATCATAGTGCAGTACACTTGATCCGGTATTCTAAAGCCCATCTGTGATAGCCATAGTATATCAAACTTGGCATTGTGGCAGACAAGCATATCAGCCTTCTCTAGGCGTTCAGCTAGTTGGGTATGATCAGAATACTCAGCCTGATCCAGTAAGGTATGATACAGTATATCATTCTGTACCTTTACCTCACCGTCTTCTAGGAAGCCGTAGTGTGCAGAGACACACCTGTTAAAGGGATTGAAGGGGCTGTTATCAGTACGCCCCTCTATACGTTGGACCGTAGTTTCTAGGTCTAATACTAATATATTCAAAACGGGGGTTCTCCATTCTCGTCTAGTTGGGGCATTCTAAATTCGTAGTTTCTTTCAACTACAGGCTCTGGTTCAGCCTTTGGTTTGGCCTCTATGATACCATTCTGTTCCAGCCAGAAAGAAAGACTATTCGGTACAGAATCAATATCAAACGACATAGCGGCTTATCTCCGGTTCTATGTTGCACATGATAGTGCCGTGGAAGCCTGATAGCTTATTCTTCATTACAGTTAAGAAGCGGCTATTGTCTGGACCGTCCTCTTCACCGCTGTTTAATTTACCAATACCTATTATCAGGTCAGCTTCAGCCGCTTTACCAACACGACTACCTTCCATCATAGTCATGGTGAGCCGTGTACGGTTCTCTGCTTCGGCAGATGCTTGGGATACACCAATTACAGCACAGTCATACTTCTTGGCTGTCTCACGCAGTCTGCGATACAGTTCTCTTAGGCGCTCATGTCCGGCGTTAAACTGACCAGCTACAGCTAACTTGTCGGCTTGGTCTAATATAACCAAGTCCGGCTTCATCTTATTGATGTAAGCTTCCATCTTCTGGACATCCCATTCTTGAATATCCTTCATGATGAGACTGTCTTTAATACCAGAGTATCGGGATAGGGCAGCTACTGGATCAAACTCTATCTCTTCGCGGTTCAGACCAGTATATGATTGTATAGCCCGTAGCTTGGTACGCTTGGTGCTTTCTTCATTACCCAAGTATAATACCTTAGCACCTTGCTCACAGAAGCCGTTTGGGGCAGCGCATAGACTAACAATGAATGCTGATTTACCTGTCTCAGGACAAGCAAACACAACAGCAAACTCACCAGCACCAACCCCGTAGACATTACGGCTAAGGGTTTCGATGTTAAACTTCCACCTGTTTTCATCCGATGTTACAGCCAGAAGCTCATAGATATCATCCGTTGTTGGATCACCGAAGTCATCAGGCAGGTATCCCTCAGAGACACGATCCAGTAATCTATTTAGATCATCCATTGCAGAGACTTCACCCTCAGACATCTTGATACCTAAGTTGGCTACATCCAAGCCTACGTTCTGACGCCATAGGTTTTCTATAACGTCTGTAGCAATGTCAGGATGAATGTCCTCTGCATTGCTGGTAGCATTAATAGTATCCTCTACATCATCAGCCCATGACTTGGTAGAGGTAGGGTTGTTAGCCTTCCAAAAAGCAAACAGTTCAAGAGGAGTTATGTCTTGAGCAAACTTCTCATGGGAGCTTATAATAGTTTCGTACACTTCTTTCAGTGTATCTTCAAAGAGCGATGCCCTTAGCTTAGTCTTATTCTGTTCATAGAAGTCATACTTCAAACAGTTCTTCAATAGTGATTTGTCCATAGTTAATCCTGACAGTTGGCACTTAATAGAGAGGTATCTATAACACCATTAGAAAAATAAAAAAAGCCCCTCTTTTGCAGAAGGGCTAATTATTTTTAACTATGAATTGTTTGATTTATTAGTTCTGTCTGAACTTCATTTTCTTAATGTCAGGAGCGCTATCACCTCTACGTTCCCGCATTTCAATCTGGTAGTGTACAACTTTCTTGTTCCCAGTTACCAAATTCTTAATTGTTTGTTCCAGCTTACTTTCTTCTTCGGCTGCTGCTTTAAAGCCACCATCAATTTCATAATCAATGAGGCATATAGCCCGTGCTTTCATGGTACATATCCTTTTATTAGTTGGTATATCTGAGTAGTATTCATATACTTCAAATCTACGTTGGTTAATCGTACTTTAAGGCTTCTATCTACACGCCTTATGTGAGCAATAGACTTTAGCGAAGCGTCTTTGTCAAGAACTAAATACTTGTTAGTGAATTTATTAAGTGTTTTCTTGATGCTAGAAGTAACGGTAGTTCCTAGCAATGCTACTCCCACTATACCTTCCAGCCTACTAACTGCACAAGCGGATGGCGTGTCCTCTACTAACACTGCAATGTCTCCAGAGCCTACATGTATACCGTCAGGCAGTTCACCATAGGATAGCCACTTGGGGCCAAACTTTCTAAGCGATCTTCCTACAGCACCGTTCTGCCCATAGAATAATACTCTGTCCTCTGCCGGAGCATACCGCACGTTTATATATTTATTCTGATAAGCTTCTACACTGTTGACGCTCTTCAAGTATTCCATTGCGGGTGCATGGTTCTCAACAGACGTTGTTATAGAAGGAATAGGCTTAATAGGCTTATTCTTAGTAGGGGCTGTATTATTGAGATAATCTCTAACAGCCTTCTGATTACGTCTGCCAGAGTATGCACCTTTAGCATCACACGATGCTCTGTAACAGTACCATAGTAGTTTACCACCAGACTTTGATACAGCCAACTTCTTTGGGCCGTAGCAGAAGGGACATGTTACTACTACTGTCTCACCTTCTTGTACTGGTATAGTCTGTACTGTCTTTAGTTGTTGCTTATAGGTCATGGTTATAGTCCTAGTTTTGATAATGCACCCTATCGGGCGCATCCGAAGGATACAGCATTAAATGTTGCAGTCAACACCTAATACATAGTTATTACAACCAATTACTGATAACAG